GAAATGGGCCCGTTTTTTTGGGCTGTATAAGTTTTAAAAGTTACCTTACATCATATAAAACAGTTACTTAATGAAAAACATCAATGACGTATTAGCGCAACTCACCGCGCAAGGCTTAGAAGTTAGTCAGCCAATTATCAACGGAAAAGTCAATAAATGCCGTACAACCATCGACAAAGAAAAACGCGGTTGGTACGTTCTCTATGAATTCCCACTCAAAAACGGTGACGTGTTAATCACGGGTGCATTTGGTTATTTTTTAGGCGCAGAAAATTTCAGTTTCAAAGTCGAATTAAACGGCGTTGAAATTTCAAAAGACGAACAAAAATTACTCAAAGAAAAATTAGCGAATTCCAAAAAAGAATTGGAACAAGCAGAAAAAGCACGCCGCGAAAATGCGGCGGCTGAATGTGAAAAAATATGGAACGCGGCAAGCACGGACGGCTCAAACGATTACCTTGCCAGTAAATCAATCAACGCTTACGGCGTGCGATTCGACGCACAAAATACAATCCTAATCCCGCTGTGCGATATGGCGGGACGGATTCATTCTTTGCAATACATTTACGATTCACAATCGGATTTCGTCAAACAACGAAAACGCAACAAAGATTTCCATTCTGGTGGTAGCAAAAAAGGCTACTTTCACATCATCGGCGGTATTCCAAAAACAGTTCTACTGGTAGCAGAAGGCTACGCAACAGCCGCCACTTTGCACGAGGCAACAGGTTTGCCCGTTGCTGTCTGTTTCGACGCTGGCAACATTGCGCCAGTTGTTGAAGTCTTTAGAAAACGGCACTGGAACAAAATAAACATTCTGATCTGTGCCGACGATGACGCGCTTGCGAATTGCATGGAATGCAAAGGCGTTATCAACATTACTGAAAATCCCGAAACCTGTCCAAATTGTGCAAAACCCCATCGGCGCGTGAATGCAGGTGATAAAGCGGCAGTCTCGGCATCATTTCTGCACAACGCGGCGGTGATAATTCCTGAGTTCATCGACAAAGTGGGGCGTTATCGCGCATTTGCTGAAAACAAAATCAAGCAAACCGACTTCAACGACCTTCACAAATCCTACGGTTTGCACACAGTTCGCAATCAAATCGAAAACTTTTTAGAAAAAAAGAAGTGGAAACTCGATTTAGATACACCTGCTCACGATACAGAAGGGCAATTAAAACCCATCAACACCGCTGATGAAATGGTGCAACGGTTTAGTTTGATTTATGGCATGGAAAAATCGGTTTATGACCATTTTGAAAATTGCTTAATTCCGTTGGCGTGCGTTCGTGAAATTACCCAAGGACGTGACGTGTTCAAGCATTGGCAAGAACACCCTGCTAAAAAGATTTTGCGTGAAAAGAATTTGGGTTTTGATCCGACAGGCAAAGACAAAGAAATCGTTGCCAACTTGTTCACAGGTTTTGACGTGATGCCAAAACAAGGCAAGTGCGACAACATTGTGGATTTGTTGCACCACTTATGCGGCGGTATGACACCAGAAGGCGTGCGTGATTTCAAGTGGATTATGAAATGGCTCGCGTTCCCGTTGCAAAACGAAGGCGCAAAAATGAAAACCGCTGTCGTGGTTCACGGTGGTCAAGGTGTGGGGAAAAATCTATTTTTTGAAGTCGTGCGTGACATTTATGGGAAATACGGTTGCAACATTGGTCAAGGCAATCTTGAAAGCCAATTTAACGGTTGGGCTAGTCACAAACTGTTCGTAATCGCTGACGAAGTGGCAACCCAACAGGAAAAATACCAGGTAAAAAACAAACTCAAGGCGATGATTACCGATGACCGCATCGAAATCAACAACAAGAATTTGAACGCTTACTACCAGCGAAATCACATGAACATGGTTTTTCTGTCTAACGACATTGTGCCTGTGGTGCTGGAAAAAGATGACCGAAGGCACATGGTCATTTGGTGCGATGAAAAGCCAGATTTAGGATTTTTTGAGGATATTTATGCCGAAATTGCAAACGGTGGCATTGAAGCATTGTATTACCACCTGCTCTACAACGTCGATTGCACGGGTTTTGACGAACACACCAAGCCAATTTACAACAAATCCAAAGCGCGTTTGATTGATTCGTGCCTGGATAACGTCACGATCTTTTTTCGTGATTGGCGTGATGGCGAAATCAAAGGCTTGCCATTTTTACCCGCGCCTAGTGAGTTGCTTTATTCGCTTTATCGCGCGTGGTGTACCAAACAAGGCGTAAAACCCGCGTCAATGCAACGATTCATAGACCGTTTAGAACTTGGTTGCGAGTGCAAACGCTTACAAACCAGCGTGGAATATGCAGGATCACCCGCAAAAGTCGTGCGTTGTATCACCCATGCCAAAAATCACACCACCTTCAGCGAAGGCTATTTGGTTAAAAATTCGCTCGATATGAATCAAGCCAAGTGGTTTGGCTTATGCGCTGAAAAAATGCAACAAGCCGTAAATGAAATGACTTCGCAATCGGGCGGTTTTTTCAGTGGGTAATTTTACTCACACATCAAATTCTCGCGCGTACATATACGCGCGTGCGAGGTTTGAATCTGTGAGTGACTACTTTATTTACTTTTTTTAAAAGAAAAAAGAAGAAGAATTCTAAAACGTAAAACGATTCTGCCCTTGCCCAACACCACGGCGGGGGTTTCTAAAATAAGGGGGGCGGGGTTATGAATACTGATGAACAAAAACAATTGGATTTTGAAGTAATGCAACTCAAAGCAAAACAACATGGTTTTCAAATCGAGCATTTCACAGGTTACGAACTCATTGAAATCGAAACAGGTTGTGATTTGTATTTCAAAACGCTTGATGACGTGAACACTTATATCGACGCTTGCGATTTAAGCGAATATGAATTGAAACAACACTACAACTTCCCACTTGATGCGGATTTAGCAGAATGACACAAAAAGCCCTCACAAAAGCAAACTACGCACGCCACATTGGCAAAAGCCGCCAATACGTCAACGAATTGGTTCGCAATGGTCGCACAGTTCAAAATTCGCAAGGTTTGATTTTAGTGGCTGAAACTGACGCGCTTGTTTTTGAAACGTCTGATCCGTCAAAAGTAGGCGTTGTTGAACGTCACGAAAAAGAACGCAATGAAAAACAAGACACTGAAATCACAGCCGCCGATTTAAAACCAATTGGCAACATCCCTGCCTTCCAAGAGAGTAAGGCTAAAAAAGAATTTTTCTTAGCTCAAAAAGTCGAACAAGAATTTAAACAATCAACAGGTGAATTATTGGTTGCGAGTGAAGTGCAAGCGGCTGTAATGCGTTCTGATTCTGTCATTCGTAACAAACTGGAATCAATGCCTTCAATGCTTGCCCCAATGCTCGCGCATGAATCCGACATTAAGCGCATTGAAACCACCATCACAGAATTTATTGAACACGCACTCACGGAATTATCGAATTCGTTTAAAAAAATGGCACAATCCTAATTTTTTAAAAATTGGAATTTCACCATGAACGATACACAAACAAAGGTTTGTACAAAATGCAAAGTTGAAAAAGACGCGGCATCTTTTGGCAAATCAAAAGGTGGCAAGTTTGGAATTAAATCAGTTTGCAAAATATGCGCCTGTGTAGACAGAACGATTTATCGGGAAAAAAACAAAGATAAAATCGCAGCATCTAGCGCGGCTTATTATGCAGAAAACAAAGATAGGATTGCAGCATCTCGAACGATTTATCTGACAGAAAACAAAGATAAAATTGTGGCATCTCGAAAAATTTATTACACAGAAAACAGAGATAAGTTCGCGATTTATCGGACAGAAAACAAAGAAAAGATTGCAGCATATCAAGCGATTTATTACACAGGAAACAAAGATAAGATTGCAGCATTTAACGCGATTTATCGGGTAGAAAACAAAGATAAGCTCACGATTTATCGGGCAGAAAACAAAGATAAGCTCGCGATTTATTGGGTAGAAAACAAAGATAAGATTGCAGCATCTCAAGCGATTTATCGTAAGAATCGACTAAAAACAGATGATTTATTTGCAGTTAAAAGAAGAATTAGATGCCTTGTTGCTAACTCACTTAAAAATAAAGGCTACACAAAGAAATCCAGCGTAAATGAAATTCTAGGTTGCTCTTATGAAGAATTTAAAACCCACATTGAAAGCCAATTTTTAAATGGCATGAGCTGGGAAAATCGCAACGAATGGCACATTGACCATTTTATTCCGCTGGCTTCGGCAAAAACTGAAAGTGAAATTTTAAAACTAAACCATTACACAAACCTACGTCCAATGTGGGCAATTGATAACATTCGCAAAGGCGCAAAAATGCCACCTGAAAACAATTACAAATGATTGAACAACGCTACGCATCAGCAGAAAAATCCGTTTTTATGGCTTGTTCAAAAGCATTTAAACCACGAACTCATGTTTCTGTTTCGGATTGGGCGGATAACCACATCGTTCTTAGTTCTAAGGGTTCAAGTGAACCAGGTGCGTTTAGAACGGATCGAAATCCGTTATTGCGTGAAATCATGAATTGTTTTGGTACGCGCTCGCGGGTTCAAGATGTTGTGGTGCAATTTCCCGTACAGCTGGGAAAAACTACGGCAACTACAGCAATTCTCGCATACAGCATGATTGAATCCCCCTGCCCGATTGGTGTTTTCCTGCCAAGTGCTAGTACGGTTCAAACTTGGGTTGATCAGAAATTCACGCCATTACTCGAAGAATGCCAAATTTTAAAAGATTCGATTCGTGAAAGCACAACAGCAACATCATCAAATCGCCGCGATTTCAAAAGTTTTGAAAATGGCATTTTATTCATAGAAAACGCTTCTAATCCAATTAGTGCAAAATCAAAATCAATCAAACTGCTATTAGTTGACGAAGTAGATGAGTTTGCAAATCAATATACGTCAGGCGATGACCCCTTGATTATGCTAGAGGAACGCACAACGGCTTTCCCAAACGCGAAACGATTATATGTTTCAACGCCAACGGTAAAAGGCGTTTCTCGAATTGAGTTTTTATACAACAAATCGACAATGGAACGATTTCACATAGCCTGCCCGCACTGCGGACACTGGCAACATTTGCTTTTTGAAGGATTAACGTATTCAAAATTGAATCCTGAGAATGTCGTTTATCAATGCAGCGAATGTGAAGGCTACATTGAAGAAC